CTTTCGGCATCTGCCCCGCAGATCTATGACATGAAAGTTTTGCACCGCCAAATGCTTGAAAGCATGGGCGTGAAGAATGTTGATGAGATTATTAAGCCGGATGAAGGGGAAACCCCGGCTGATCCTGTGCAAGAGAACATGAATGCGCTAAACATGAAGCCGATTAAGGCGTTTAGTTACCAAGATCATAATGCGCATATCACCGCGCACATGACATTTATGCAAAGCCCAGCATTTATGGGTCTTGAGAAAACACCTATGTTCCCGGCTATTGCGGCAGCGATGGATGCGCATATTAGAGAACACATCGCCTTCCAGTATCGCCAGCAGATTGAGCAAGAGATAGGTGTTCCGCTTCCGCCAGATGAAGAGGTGCTTCCAAAAGACATTGAGAAGCGTATTAGCGGCTTGATTGCGGCTGCTTCTGCCCAAGTCCTAAACAAGGAAACTGCTGAAATGCAAGCCCAGAAAAATGCTGCTGCAATGCAAGACCCGATTATCCAGCAGAAGGAAAAAGAACTTCAGATTCGCGCGATGCAAGCGCAAAACAAAATGCAAGTAGATATGGCTAAATTGCAACTTGATGCTCAGAAATCACGCAATAAAGACATGATTGAAATGGAGCGTATCAACGCCCAGGAACGCATGTCTCAGCAAGCCGTTCAGCAGCGCATGTTAGATACCGTAATCGACGCTAGGGTTGAAAAAGCCAAGATCGATTCTGAAGAGATGAAAAAGGGGGTTGACATTGGATTTCAGGCGGCAAGAAACCGCCGGGAGTAACCTTTGGCCCTGATGCATGAAGAACAGGCTTTAGCCTACCTAAGAGAGACTATTAGGAGGGTCATGAACGAGTACGCTGATAACGTGGCGACAGGTTCATGCAACGACTTTGCCGAGTACAAGCGACTCTGCGGGGTCATCGAGGGGTTAGCCCTTGCCGAGCGAGAATTGCTCGATCTGAAAGAAAAACTTGAAAATAGGTAAATACCTATATTAACCTGTGGATATCTTGTGGATATCTGCAAGCACTCGCGGGAAACCGCGCAAACAATGAGGTCTGTATGACGAGCATTGCCTTACTCAATCCGCTGCCAGAAACGCAGCCCGAGCCGCCATCTAAAAAGCCTTCTCAACTCCCAGAACCCAAGGGCTATAAGCTCTTGATCGCTCTGCCGGAGATTGATGAGAAGACAGAAGGCGGGATTATCAAAGCCTCTGAAACGATCCGAAATGAAACGGTCGCGACCGTTGTGGGATTTGTCCTGAAAATGGGAGCAGATGCCTACAAAGATGAAAAGCGATTCCCCAATGGAGCCTATTGCAAGGAAGGCGATTGGGTAGTTTTTCGGGCGTATAGCGGAACTCGCGTGAAAATTCACGGAAAAGAGTTCCGGCTGATCAATGATGACACCGTTGAGGCAGTAATTGATGATCCGAGAGGCGTTGAACGAGTATGAGTGAGCAAGACAATGAGATTGAGAACGCAAGTTCCGATTCAAACGAAGGATCATCCCAAGAACTCTCCTCAGAAGAGTCAAAGTTCTTTGGGATTAAAACCCAGATCCTACCGAGAGTCGGAGATCAAGCCCCAGATGGAGAAGAAATCAACATCGAGGTCGTTGATCCTCGCAAACCAGAAGATCGTAAACCGAAGAAATCAGAATCGGTAAAGGCTAAAGAAGATCCAGAACAAGAATCTGAGATCGATAACTACAGTTCGCGAGTTAAAAAGCGGATTGATAAGTTAAAGTTTGAATACCATGAAGAGCGTCGCCAAAGAGAAGAGGCGGCAAGGCTTCGCGATGAAGCAATTACCTATGCTCAACGTATTCAAGAAGAAAACAAAAAGCTGACGAGCCTTATTGCTGAAAATCAGAAGGTTATTCAGCAGCAAGTTACTGAACGTGCCAAGGCTGCAGCAAATTTAGCGGAGATTGAGCTTCGTCGTGCGCATGATGCTGGTGATACTGACGCTATTGTTAAAGCGCAGCAGCGTTTAACTCAGGCTCAGTTAGCGGAAGCCTCTGCCCCTGCCTATGCTAATCAAATAGCAAGACAACTGCAGGCGGCAAAAGCAGAAGCAGCGCCTCAAGTAAACAATGATTATCTGCAGCAGGCTGCACGTGCTGCGCCAAAGCCAGATCCGAAGGCGGCAAAGTGGCAATATGATAATCCTTGGTTTGGAAAAGACCCCGAAATGACAAGTTTTGCATACGGGGTGCATCAGCGTTTGCTGAGTGAAAAAGGAAATGATTACGCCTCAACTGATGAATACTATGAGGCGATTAACAAAAGAATGCGTCAGGTATTTCCTGACCGATTTGCGGAGGATGATGTTCTGGATGAGGTTGAGGCCGAAGAGGTCGAGACTAAACCAGTTCGCACTGCGACTCCGCGAAGGGTACCCGTCGTGGCTCCAGCTAAAAGAATGGCTGGGTCAGCCCCGCGCAAAGTGCAGTTGACGGCCACTCAAGTTGCCCTCGCCAAGCGACTTGGATTGACTCCCCAGCAGTATGCCTCACAGTTAATGAAGGAGATGGGCAATGGCTAATGTGCGCAAACCTCGCGAAATTGAAACTCGATCAAGCGAAACTCGGACTCAAAGTTGGAAACCACCTTCGGTTCTTCCTGATCCTATCCCGCAAGAGGGTTGGATTTTTAGGTGGATTCGTACCGCTTCACTTGGAAACTTGGATAACAAGAATGCTTCCATGCGTCTCCGTGAGGGTTGGGAGCCGGTACGTGCCGAAGATCATCCTGAGTTGAAGATTATGTCCGATCACAACTCAGAGTGGGCAAAGCGTGGTGGTATTGAAGTAGGAGGTCTTTTGCTTTGCAAGATGCCTGCGGAAAACGTGCTTGCTAGACAGCAGCACTATTCCGAAAAGGCTGATCAGCAAGTTCAAGCAATCGACAACAACTACTTCAGAGAAAACGATCCACGCATGCCAATGCTGAAGCCGGAACGCAAGACGAGAGTCACGTTTGGTGGTGGAAGTTAAGGATTGTCCTTGACGACCGCCTTTTAACTAACAGGAGTATCAAGTATGTCTAGCACTGCAACCCCGTATGGGATGCGGCCGGTTGGCGTTCTTGGTGGTCGTCCCGATAACAATGCTTTCAACAGCTATAAGATTGCCAGCGGCTATGCCACGAACATTTTCTACGGAGATGTCGCGAAGCTGGTGTCTGATGGAACTGTTGAAAAGGATACGGGTACCTCTACTTTGACCCCGATTGGCGTGTTTGTTGGCTGCCGTTACACGGCTCCGACGACGAAGGAACTGACTTTCAGTCAGTATTGGCCTGCCTCGACCGTCGCCTCTGACGCTTTTGCGTACATTGTCGATGACCCGTGGGCAGTCTTCCAGATTCAGTCTGACGAGACTCTCGCTCAGACGGCTCTGGGTAACAACGCCGCTATTGTTCAGACGGCTGGCTCTACCGCTATCGGTAACAGCAAGAACGCTCTGGACGGCTCTACGATTAACACCACTTCTACGCTTCCGTTGCGTATTGTGGCGTTTGTTGATGGCCCCGATAGCGCGGTAGGCGATACGTACACTGACGTTGTTGTTAAGTTCAACAACCATCAGTTGACGACCGCTACCGGTGTTTAATAGGAGTAACTAGCAATGGCTATTTCACGCGCACAATTGCTCAAGGAACTCCTTCCGGGTCTCAACGCCCTGTTCGGTCTTGAGTACAGAAAGTACGAAGACGAGCATGCGGAGATCTATGAGACGGAGAACTCTGAGCGTTCGTTTGAAGAGGAAGTGAAACTTTCGGGATTCGGCGCTGCGCCGGTCAAGAACGAAGGTTCTGCGATCTCTTATGACAATGCCCAGGAGGCATTCACGGCTCGTTATAACCACGAGACGATTGCCATGGGTTTCGCGATTACGGAAGAGGCCATGGAGGACAACCTCTATGACTCTCTGTCTTCGCGTTATACCAAGGCTCTCGCCCGTGCGATGGCGTATACGAAGCAAGTAAAGGCTGCGTATCCGCTTAACAAGGGCTTTGATGTCTATAAGTCTGGTGACGATGTTTTTCTCTTCAGCACTTCGCATCCGCTCGTTTCGGGTGGTGTGAACAGCAACCGTCCCGCGACGGGGGCTGACCTGAACGAGACCTCGCTTGAGGCCGCAGTGATTCAGATCGCTGACTGGACCGACGAGCGTGGGCTTCTCATTGCTGCGAAGCCGCGTAAGTTGATTGTCCCGCCGGATCTGATGTTCGTTGCCCAGCGTATCCTTGCGACGGAACTCCGTCCTGGAACCGCTGACAACGACACTAACGCCATCCGCACGCTCGGTGTTGTGCCAGAAGGGTTCGCTGTGAACCACTATCTGACCGACACGAACGCGTGGTTCCTGATGACCGATGTTCCGAATGGTATGAAGCACTTTGTCCGTGCGCCGCTTGAGACGAGCATGGACGGAGATTTCGATACCGGGAATGTTAGGTACAAGGCCCGTGAGCGTTATTCGTTCGGTGTCTCTGATCCGCTGGGTATCTACGGTTCGCCGGGAGCCTAAGTTGGAATGTGGAGGGGGCCGAAAGGCCCCCTTCTTTTACCTGGATATATTTTCGTATCAGACAGGCCAGGCTGACGACATGCAGACTGATACGAATATCTCGCATGTGAGGAAAATTTAAATGGCTAGTTCAACTTTTAATGGTCCGGTTAGATCAGAAAATGGCTTTCAGAGCATTTCTGTCAATAGCAGCACAGGCGCTGTAACTGTTAATTCTTCTTTTGCAAAAGACGTCGTTCTTAGCACTCAATCACTTTCTGGTGCTGGCGCAGTAGATGTCCTTAATGCATTTACGTCGCTTACTACGACAGGCGCGGCTCAGGCGCTAACTTTGGCAAATGGGTCGGTAGGTGAAGTAAAAATCATTGTTCATGTGGTAGATGGCGGTAGCGCCGTTCTAACCCCAACGACCAAGATTGGCTTCAGCACTATTACGTTTACTGCGGCGGGTGATAGCGCCATGCTGATTTATACGTCTGCTGGTTGGGCGATCGTAGGCTCCAATGGCGTTACTATTGCCTAACTTAAATCATTAACTAATAGAATGCGGGAGGGGTTCCTCCCGCTAATTCTCGGAGATAAGCATGGCAGATGCAGTAACCAGCCAGACGCTGATTGACCAAGATCGCGTTGTGGTCATGAAATTTACAAACATCAGTGATGGAACCGGCGAATCTGCGGTAACCAAAGTTGATGTTTCGGCGCTTTCCGCTCCAGCGGGAAAAGTTTGCTCTGGGGTAAGTATTCTCAGGATTTATGCCTCGACCGAGGGTATGGGAGTTGACATTCTTTGGGATGCAACTGCAGATGTACCCGCTATTACCCTTGCTGCTAATCAGGCTTACGAGTTTATGCTTGATGACTTTGGTGGTATTTGGAATAACTCTGGTGCCGGTAAAACTGGAGACATCCAATTTACAACCGTTGGAGCGACTGCCGGGGATCGTTATACGATTGTTTTATATATGACTAAGCAGTACACGCAAGTATGATAAAAGGCGTAAAACGACTTCCTTCTGGTGGAGTTGAGTATCGCGGTGAGAAATTCTCTGGATTTAACAAGCCAAAGGATGCACCATCTGGCGATGTACATAAGAAGGTAGTGCTTGCTAAAAAGGGGGATAAGGTAAAACTTGTCCGATTTGGACGGAGGGGATATGGCCACAACTACTCGCCGGAAGCGCGTAAAAACTATCTTGCGCGCAGCGCGGGGATCAAAGGGAAAGGGGGTCGTAAAACCGCCAGTGATCCTTTCTCCGCAAATTACTGGGCAAGGAAAGTCCTTTGGGCAGGCCCTGGAGGCAGTAAAGCAGCGCCTCCAGGCGGCTCTCGATTTCGTAAAAAGTAAATTTACATGAATAGGGCGAATATGAAAGAGCAAATTATGAAGGCACCTTCATCGCCTAAAGCGAAGAAGAAAATTGAAAAGGTTATGGGTGAATTCAAGCGTGGCAAGTTGAAGTCTGGCTCTGGCCAAAAGGTCAAAAGCCGAGATCAAGCTGTTGCGATTGCCTTGTCGGAAGCCCGTGGAGCCATGCAAAGGAAGTATGGCGGTGAAAGCATTGTAATGTATAAAGATTCCGTAAACCGCCGATTTGGTAGTGGCATGGAAGATCCTCGCGTTCCTGGGGCATTTATGCGTAATGCCGCAAGAGAAATTGAAAGCGCGCCAAAATACTCTGAAAAAGAGCGTCAGGCCATGAGAGAAGTGGAATACGCCGAGATGGATAAAAAGATGAGAGAGGGCCGTAGAAAGTTTTACGGCAGACCTTAATAGGAGATCATAAAATGATGCAATGTCGAGGAATGGGAGCGGTGACCAAAAAAGGCCGCAAGGGTCCAGTTGAAATCGTTGACCGTAAAATGGGCGGAAAGATGGTTTCTGGATATAAGAAGGGTAAATCTGTTAAGAAAAAGATGAAAGAAAAGAGCTACTAATAGATAGCAAACCGAAGAATAAATAATGGCAACCACCGCGACTGCAACATTTAACCTAGATCTCAATGCCATTGTAGAAGAGGCATTTGAGCGTTGTGGGGCAGAACTTCGATCAGGCTATGACCTTCGCACAGCAAGGCGTAGTCTGAATCTGCTTTTTGCAGAATGGGCAAATCGCGGTGTCAACCTTTGGACAGTTGAGCAAGGATCGCAAGTCCTTACTTCTGGAACAGCAACTTACAATATTCCTGTTGATACCGTAGATTTGATTGAGCATGTCATCCGCACAGGAACAGGGTCTAATCAAACAGACATTGATATCAGCAGAATTTCTGTGAGTACTTACGCCTCTATTCCAAACAAGACTGTTCAGGGCAGGCCAATCCAGATTTATATCGATCGTAAATCTGGAGCAACCAGCGCAACCAGCGTTGTTCAATATCCAACATTTACGGTATGGCCTGTTCCAGATAGCAGCCAAACTTACACTCTTGTTTATTGGCGACTGCGCAGGATGTTAGATGCGGGTAATGGCGTAAATACGCAAGACATCCCTTTTCGTTTCTTGCCATGCCTTGTTGCTGGATTGGCGTATTACATGTCCTTAAAGATTCCAGGCGCTGAGTCCAGAATTCCTATGCTTAAAGGAATGTATGACGAGGCCTGGGCTTTGGCTGCAGAGGAGGATCGAGATAGATCTGCAGTGAGGTTTGTTCCAAGGCAATCTTTCTTGACGAGTTAAAACATGCCGGTACCTTTTGCTTCCGGTAGACATTCAATTGCGATGTGCGATCGCTGTGGATTTGAATACAAACTCAGCGAGTTGCAAGAAGAAGTAATTAAGACCAAGAATGTCAATCTCTTGGTGTGTGAAGAGTGCTGGGACCCAGATCAACCGCAATTGCAGTTGGGCATGTATCCCATAGAGGACCCTCAAGCAGTTCGCAATCCTAGACCTGATAACACCTATTACTTCGTGGGTGCTAATGGCGCAGGAGGAAGCAGAATGATCCAGTGGGGATGGAATCCGGTGGGTGGCGCAAGGGCATGGGATAATGGATTAACGCCTAATGATTTGGTGGCTACAGGCTATGTAGGCTCTGTGACAGTGGCGACAACTTGAGAGTAAAATGAACTATTCGCAGTTAAGTCAAGCCATTCAGGATTACTGCCAATCGACGGAAACGTCATTTGTGGCAAACATCCCGACGTTTGTTAAGCAAGCGGAGCAACGGATCTATAACATGATCCAGTTTCCATCTTTGCGTAAGAACGTCACAGGCACGACAACTTCTGGAAACAAGTATCTTGCTTGCCCAGATGATTTTTTGTCGGTGTATTCATTGGCTGTTATTAAGGCTGATGGCAGCTATGAATACTTGCTTAACAAGGATGTAAATTTCATCCGCGAATCTTATCCGTCGCCTACTGACACGGGGCTTCCCGCCTATTACGCATTGTTTGGCCCACGCTCAGATCAGGCGACGGAACTTACTTTTATTCTTGGGCCAACGCCGAACTCAAACTACAGCGTAGAACTGCATTATTTTTTCTATCCTGCTTCTATTGTTGATAACGGAACAAGTTGGCTTGGAGATAATTTGGATAGCGTTCTTTTGTATGGCTCTTTGGTCGAGGCTTACACTTATCTTAAGGGTGATCCAGACTTAATGACTCAATATGAGAACAAGTACAAAGAAGCCATCCTTCTTGCCAAGCGCCTAGGAGATGGTCTTGAGAGGCAGGATGCATATCGTTCTGGTCAAGCTAGGATACCCGTAGGATGAGTGGATTTAGCGGCGGCATGAGCATTGGCCCTGTCAATGTGTTTACTACTGAAAACCGAGGCTTTTCTCCTGAAGAGATTGCAGAAAGAGCCTTGGATAAAATTATTTATGTTGGTGAAGGGAGCCATCCTGCCATTATCGAGCAGGCAAAAACCTACAAAGATAATATTAGGGTGGTGTTAATTAAATACTTGCGTGAGGCCCAGAGATCCGAGCGAACCACGATCTGTGCAAAGCTCACCATGCAAGGGCATAGTGATTTAGCAAAGATCATAGGAGACTTGTAATGGCGATTACACAAGCGATGGCGACCAGCTTTAAGGTCGAGATT